TTTGTAAAAAGACTGGACACTCGCTTTAATTTTTCCACAATACTTTTGGTAATCATAATTAGGTTGTGTAAAGTGATTTTTCAGCGCAATATAGGTTTTATAGGTATCAAAGGGCATCATTCTAAAAAAGTAATACGCGAAAATTTTTGCCGGGGTTTTTTGCGCCCAAAAATGGAATTAAAGGTAAATTTTGCTGGCTGTCAAAGTAGATATTGTGGTATAAATGGAAGGTTATCACGAGTCCACTCTACAAGTTGACGAACTTTATGATTATTGTAGCATATTTCGTCAGAAATAACACCATATTCAGAACTAACACGAATCGCACTATCCATGTTGGGAGAAATCTTATTTAATTCTATATCATTATGATTCATACCTATGGATTTGACGTGAATATCAGCTAATTCAATATTATCGACTTTTTCTATTTCAAAATATTCACATACAAAATCTAAAGTTTGTTTTTTATTGGATAAGAACTCATTAGCATTAATCCACAAAATGTTTGGACACTCTGATATCCACATGATTCTATTAACCCATAGAAAAATATTCATTTTTTCTATGGTATCAAATTCAATATTTTTTAAACTGGGATGAATATTTTTACGAAAATATGGATAATAATAATCAATGTAACTAGTTCTTTGTTCAAAAAGGATCTTTGATAAATGTTGTTTTAGTTGACGATATAAAAATATTTTTTTACCCTCAGTTTGATGTGCAAAGTGGCATAATCCACTCGGAAGTTTGATTATACCACTTTTATATTGATGGATGTTTTCGAAGAAATTAATATTATAACGAATTACTTGATGGGACCAAAATGGTTCCGAATATGTTTCGATTACATCTTTTAATAAAGACACTAAAAGTGTCGATCCACAATGAGATGTATGATAAATTTGATTAATCATTTGTACTCGGAGGAATACTATGTGTAAATTGAGTCATACAATATCTACCATATCCAGCATAATAATCATCGTCTGATATTTTTACTTCTCTAACTCCATGATAAAAATACGATGGTACAATAATACAAAGATTATTGTCACAAGGTATTTGATAGTTATAATCTGGAAAATAAAGTTCTCCTCCAGAGAATTTCTTTGGAGTTTTGTGGAAATATGTACAAGCTAAAGTATCAAATGACGTATCTGCATGTGGTCGATAAGATTCTCCATCATGATAATATCTAATTTTTGTAATATCATGATTTGATCTTTCAAATTTTATATGATATGGACTCAATTTACCATAAATTTGAGTATAATTAAATAATTTTCTATTTACTTGTAAAATATTTGAAGTATTTCTATTTTTGTAAACATTATCCAGTACAATTCCTAAAGCCGTAGTATACGAGTCGCATGTTTCTGCAATTACTGCTCCATAATGTTTGGGACTTAGTAATTTGCCAGGTTTCGTTAAAAAGTTAAGTTCTTCCCAAATTAGTTCAAGTTCCTGATCGCCATACATGTTTTCAACAATTAGGTGAGGAAAGGGTTCTTTCAATTCATGAACTAATGCCATCAGAAGACCAACCTCGCTCTTGAACTACGCTTGAGAAAGTTTAATTGCATTGCCTCATACTTAATCTTTTCCTTAAGTGGTTTTGAAATCAACTTAGGAACGCTTTCCAAATCGATGCTATTTTTTTCACAAAAATACACGATAGCATCAATATAATTCATGCTTAAATCGCTATGCACTAAGCCCTCAATTTCTTGAGCAAATTTTGCTGGGCAGAAAAACTTGTCTTCGAATACTTTTTCGAGCTCATTCTGCATTTGACCTAAAACCGTGATGTACATTTATAATAAAACTTTTGATCATCATAATACATAACTTATTGTTTGTCAATGCTTGACAATTTATCCGTAATAAATTTTTTGATATATTGAGTTAACAAGCGAAGATATTTTTCTTTGTCTCTTTCTTCATATACTACGCATTCTCCAGTTTCGCAAGTCATAATAATCACGAATTTTTTAACTGATAATCCAGTCAATTCATGAAGCATACACGCATATGCACAGCACTGTACGAAGTAATGTTCGATCCACTCCTTTGGTTTTGGTTTTTTGGATGTCTTAAAGTCAATAATAGAAAGTTCTCCATCATGTTCTGCGATACAATCTACAGTTCCAGCAATTCCCAAATATTTGCTGTAGAGAGAACCTTCTAGTGCATAGATATTATTTATACGTTTTAATTCGGGAACCGAAACTTGAAATAACATCTCAGAAATTGGAAGAACATCTGAGTTGAGATTCATATTACGAAGATACTGTTCAATCAAGGTATGAGTATCAGTTCCTCTTGATGTAGCTTGACGTGTAATTCGATCTGCTTCTGCATCACCAACCTTTTTTCTCCAGGAAGCAAAAAAATCCTTATTAAAATGACTAATGACAGAAGTAATTGAGACTAACTTAATTAAGTCAGTTTCTTCAGGGACTTGATAATAACGAACACCATCAATTGTGTCTCTCTCTAATTTTGGGAGATCAAGTTCTACATGATTAAATTTCATCTGTCGTATAAGAATTTGAATGGGCAGGTTTTAATACCAGTCTTGGAGAATATTTTTGTTTTCCAATTTGGTTTGGTTTTATCTTTAGAATTATATTGATCTAAAATTTGATTTACTTTATTCGGATCACTAATTTTTTTGAGAATGACACCAGAATTTAAATCTGGTGGGTAAAAACAAACTCTAAAAAGAGGATCTCCTTTTTTAATAATAACAGATTTTTCTTCATCAACAACTGTAAAAGCGTTACTCATAGATCTAGGCCAATTTGACAAATTAAACCACCCGGCGACGCCGATAAAATTGTTGTTCAATGAAGTCATTGGATGATCCTTATATTCAAACCAAATATTGGATTCTTCAGTCCAAAATAAAAATTTTGGAAAGGATAATTGTACAACTGGATTTGGTGAAAATAAATGTTCATCGTCGTAATGAACACGCTCTGGATTATCACATATAATTGTTTTATTTTGTTTGTCAACCTTAATAGTACAATCAATAGGAGAAAATCCTATAAAAGTTCTATTACTTTTATGATTAAATACTGGGCATTGAGCGTATACGTAGTGATCGTCATATAGATCTCTTTCTCTATACAATAATTGATGACCATAATAATCTTGATGAAAATCAAGATAATATACTTTCACATTTGCCATTACATTCCAAGTTCAGCTTTGGCAACAAGATATTCTTTACAAAGACCAGATCTTACAATATCTTCGAGTCCAAATTCAATCAGTTCCATCGAAGGCATTTGATGAAGAATACGCATGAAATCAATGATTCCATTCTTTTCATTTGTCTTCACCAAATCACTTTGAGTTGCATCTCCACAGAACATAATTTTGGTATTCTCACCAACACGAGTGATGATTGAGTCAAGTTCATGGAAGTTTAGGTTTTGAAACTCATCGACAATAATGACCGCATTATCAAGAGTTGTACCGCGAATGAATGATGTGCTCCAGAAACTAATCGTTCCCTGATTCTTTAAGTTACCATACAGCATTTCAAAATCATTATCTGTTGGCATCTCAAACATATACTTTACCATATTCTTATATGGAATCTGATAAAGAGAAGATTTATCTTCGTGGTCGCCTGGAAGGAAACCAATCTCACGAGTGGCAACAAGAGACCTAACGATATAAATTTTTTCGTAAGGAGATTTTTCGTTTAAAACATCTTGAAGTGCATTATAAAGGGTAATGAATGTTTTACCTGTTCCTGCAGCTCCATATGCAACAACGTTTTTACCATCATCATATGCATCAAATAAACGCTCTTGATTATCTGTAAGAGGATCAATAGCTCTCATGTAATCGAGATTAATTGGTTTCTTCCTCTTCATTTGTTTGTTGCTCATTCCAAAGGGAACTGGACTGGTTCCGATCCCTGCTGATTTTTTTCTTGGCATACTAATTAAAAGGTCTAACTTTTGATCCTGGAGCTTTAGAAGCTTTTCTTAACACGTCATTCCACCCTGGATTTTTTTGAATGAGTTTATCAGCCCATTCTCCAACTTCCCCTGCGGATGCACACCCCTCAGACCAATCCCTTTTCCATTCGGGATTGTCTTTATACCATTGAGTAATGTCATGAACACTCATTTCGATTACTCGTTTTTCTCCCGTCTCTACGTGAATAATCGGATAAATTGCCATAATATGTAATAATGTGTAATGTTATTTAGATCCATTCCAGAGCTTCTGAAACCGAAGGAAACTGTTCAGAAAATACCTTCTTACAGTCTAGAGCAATATCCATATGCTCCTTTTGTGTTCCATTAGCCGAACGAAGATTGATGTAATGGATCCACGAACGGCAAGAACCCGTCATATAGATGCGTGTAGGCGTCGCTAAGGGTAGTACAAAGCGGGCACACTCTTTTGCTACTCCATGAT